GTACTTTTACGGTTTTGACCGGTTGCACCAGCTTCAGGGAAATCCCTGGAATCTGAGAGGCGATTGGATCACAATCGATAATATCCATGCTACGGCTCAGCGCATGTTGAGGCAAATGGATACTGTCGAAGTAATTGTGGTTGATGCTTCTTATGAGGTCGGTAGGGAATACAAAGACCTTACGAAGCTGAAAAACTGGAAGAATACCGCAGAGCATATCATGTTCTACGACTTTGTTAAATCCAAACCACATTTTAGATTCGGTCTGGGTTGAACCTTCACTGGGAGAACTATTTACAGTTCTCCTGGCTTTTTCGAAAGGAGAAAAATGAGTAATCCGATTCATTACACAGTAGAACTTCCTTGTAATTTTGGAGATACTGTTTATATTCTCGATGATAATGAAGAAATTGAAGAAACCCATGTTACTGCCTTTTTAGTTATTCCTGCTGGTATCGCAATTGAAACGAACTACAAGCAGGAAGTTTTTTACGTTATCGGAGTAAATGTCTTTTTTACCAAAGCAGATGCTATTGGAGAGCAAGGTATACGAAAATTAAGTCCAAATATTTCTAAAGCTAGGAGGGAACTAATTGCTAAATGGAAAGGAGCTATGGCGGAAGAATGAGCTTTAAAGTGCAAGTCTATGATCATAAAACACATGGGCATATTGTATTAAAAGAAACAGCAAAGCCATTTCATCATTGCGAATGCTGTGGATATGATGAAACAAAGTATATGCTCAAATGCGATCATTTAGTTCTGTGTCGAGATTGTGCTCAAAATTGGAAACGTCTCGGACTTGAAAAATTTCTTGAGACATACTGGCTTCCGTTTGATATGCCAGTAATACTAGAGAGGTGTGAAAATGAGCCTTAAAAACATTTACCTTATTGTCGGGCCATCTGGAAGCGGCAAGACCACTATAGCAAGCGTGCTGGAAAAAGCTTTCGATCTCAAAGCTGTTGAATCTTATACTACAAGGCCTCCTCGCTATGAAGGTGAGAGAGGTCATATTTTTGTTTCGGATGAGGAATTCGATGCTCTTGGTCCCATGTGTGCTTATACCGAATATAATGGCTATCGCTATGGAGTTACCGCTGATATTATCGATTCTCATGATATTTATGTGATTGATCCGGCTGGAGTAAATTACATGAGAAGCATTGACGGTTATCAGGGATCTAAGAAAGTCATTACTATTCGACTTGAAGTTGATAGGGAACAGCGATTTCAGCGCATGACAGCACGTGGGGACGACGATAGCACAATTATTAATCGCCTGATTAATGACTACAAAAGTTTTGGCCCTGAAGAGGATGATATTCGCTACGACATGATAATTCCGAATAATGATATCGTTGAGACCGTGGAAACGATTTGGCACTTTATTCAGTGCTGGGAAGGAGAATAATAGATGAACAATACTATTCTTATTGTCGGACTGGCTCTTATCGAACTTAGTGTTTTTTGTTTCGGATTGGGCTTTTATATTCTGATCAAAGCAAAACTCAAAGCTTATGAATCAGAATTAAATCTTTCAAAGTGTATCAGTGAACAATATACGAAACTGATCTCGCTTCACAATGACATGTACGCTCAATATAGGAAAATTTACGATTCCTACGGAGCCATTCGTGAACAATATCAGGAAGTCATTAAGTGCGACCATAAGATTGATGAAGATTTTCTTAGACTTTTAGAGGCTTGGAAAGCAGTTGAAGATCATTATTCAGATGCCTATGAGCAGTTTAAGGAATACAATGAACGGCTTAAGACTTTGGAACAGAAGATTGACAAGATAACGCCGACTGAATATGACCTTAGAATTGAGCCGCCGGTCATTAATGGCGTAATTGTTGATCATGATAATCCACTTGTATAAGGAGGATTTCGATGCTTCAATACACAGCTGAACTAATCTACCAAAATACTTATGAGATCGTCAAATACAAAAACGGTCGTCAGATTGAACAATATTTAGTTCCCGATTACGGAATTGTTGAAACAACTGAGCTGCTGGAAAGTAAAGGCTATAGTCGAGCTTACAACCCAAAAGAATATCGAAAGCTTCGTGATTTTTACAAAGAAAAATACGAACAAGCTGAAAAAGACTATCAGCATGCTCTTCAATTTCCGATCGAGGAGGTGATTCATATATGAGTATGCTTCCATTAGTCGAAGGGCGTCTAGTCTCTATTAATCTCGCGATTGCTAGAAATGGCGAATTAGTTTCTGAGAAAAGAACTGACACTCTTCATGGCTGGTTCATGCAGGAGAAGAAGCCCTATGCACTTATTGAACTGGAAGACGGCTCTATGCGTTTTGTTCCTTATACTAATGTCACATGTCTTAATCCTTGCAATCTCTCAGCCGATAAATTCATTAATGACTTTTTATCAGAGGTGACCAATCAGTGAATCACGACGCTTCGCATTGCTCAGACTATAAACCGAATGTTTGTCCGGAAGACTGTTATCGAGCTCAGCTAACAAAAGATCTTAAGCTTCATGGCGATAAATTTGGCTACAAGGACATGAGCTTTGCGAAATTTTATGGAACTAAATTTTGCAAACTTAACCCGGGTAAAACTTGGAATCTGAAAGGGGACAATAAATGACATTTGTAAGCATTCTTTTGATCGCGGCACTATTAGCTACTATTGCGGCTTACGTGTTTGATATCCTGTATAAAAAGCGTGCTAAAAAGTACTTTGACGAGCGATGCAATACGTATTTCATTTGTTCGGCTTCGCTATTCATATTTTCACTTACATTATGCCTTATTTCGCTTACTATCAAACTTCTCAATTTCGGTTAACGGAGGACAATTTTAATGAGTGTAGAATACGATAATTATATTCACGATCATATTGCAAATCTTAAGCAGGGACTTGAGTGGATGGAAAGAAATCTTCCTTTTCTCGATGGTGAAAAGCTTGCTGAAGCGATGTTAAATGCCGAGCAGCATGACGAAAGTAAGTATACCAAAGAAGAATATGATGCTTATGATGCTTACTTTTATGGAGATCATACCCGTCCGCCTGAAGTTCAAGCGGCTTTCGATAAAGCTTGGCTTCATCACATTCACAACAATCCGCATCATTGGCAACATTGGGTGCTCTTAGAAGACGATCCTAGCATCGGCTCAATCGGAAAAGCTCTCGAAATGCCGCTCGAATACGTTTATGAAATGATTGCTGACTGGTGGACTTTCAGCTGGCGCAATAACAATCTCATGGAAGTATTTTCATGGTATGAAAGTCATCGGAATCATATTTTCATGAACATCAAAACTAGAGCTATTGTTGAAAGCGTGCTTCGAGACATGTTTACAGTTCTTAAAATGCAGATGCGTTTTGAGAATCCTGAGACTGATATTCCGATGCCCGTATGGTTTCCTAAGACTACTACCGTTGAGCAGTCTGGAGAGGTTGTTGCTCATAGCGATACTGACGATGACAAAGAGCAATACGGAGTCCCTGAGCAGAAAAAGTTCCCTCTTCCGGATGCCGATCATGTAAAGTCTGCTATTCGCTTCTTCAATTACGTCGATCCGAAGTATGAATCTGAACTTGCAGCTGCTATTCTCGCTAGAGCTGAAGAATATGGCGTCAAAATCGGTGAAGACATTGAAGTAGGAGACGAAAATCGGTTCAAGAACTATCTTCCTAAGAAAGAAGAGGAAGAATAATGGGCTATACAAATTTGATTCATGAAAGTCGGTGCTATCGCTGCAACGAACCTACTCCTGGGCCTGGAGCTTTCGTAAATGCGGTCCGTATCGTTCGCTATGGATATTCTGGAGCGCCAATCGATCTTTGCAATAAGTGCTTTAAGGAATTCAAAACTTGGCTTGAAGATGGAAAGGAAACTAGTTATGGAACATGTAGTACAAATAGCATTTGATTTCGATGATCAGAGAGTTAAGGACATTGTCGAAAAAGGTTGCGTAGATCATATTAATAAAAAACTTGAGCAACATGTAATCGATGAACTTTTCGCAAAAGGATGGGGCTCTGGCTATACAAGACATGGAGACCCCGATCGAGGCTTTCAGGACTGGGTCAAGGTTGCTGTAAAAGATGTTCTTAACGAGAATCGAGATACGATTTGCAAACTGGCAGCACGCGAACTTGCTCAATCTATGAACAAATCTTCTAAATGGAAAGAAAAGATCGTCGAGGAGGTCAAGAAGGCATGAATGGTGAATATGGAATTCTTAGCGGTAATCGGATTCTTGAAGAAATTGAGAAAGGTAATATCGGGATTGACCCTTTCGATATTAAGTGCCTGAATCCGAATAGCTATAATGTTCATCTTGCGCCAGAGCTTCTTGTTTATGATCATGCGCTTCTTGACATGAAGAAAGAAGAGCCCTATGGAATTGAGTATATTCCGGCCGATGGTAAGCTTTTGGTTCCTGGAAAGCTTTACTTAGGTCGAACCGTAGAGCGTACTTTCACAAACAATTTCGTACCTGGAATTGAAGGGCGTAGTTCTGTTGGACGGCTTGGTATTTCGGTGCATTCTACAGCTGGTTTTGGAGACATCGGTTTCAATGGTTTCTGGACTTTTGAAATCTCATGTGTCCAGCCGGTTGTAATTTATTCAGGAGTAGCAATTGCTCAGGTTTATTATCAGACAATTGCAGACTCCGAAAACGAGGAAGGTGAAAGAGGAGTTCCTATAACATACGCGCATGGAAAATACCAGAATAATAATGGTGTTCAGCCTAGTATGTTATGGAAGGACTTTTTAAAGAATGGTTAATCACATATGTAGTCTAATACTACTTGTCGCACTATTAACAAATCAGGCAGAGATGCCCATTTATACGGAATATAAGACGGAGAGTGCTGAAGAGTTTCTATGGGAGGAGCTCAGTAAGCATTCTCCGTCTGATTCTTTAACGGCGGCAATACTTGGATATTTTAAGCGTGAGAGTGAGTACAGATCGGATGCTGTAACACATTGGCAGACACGAAACAGGTGTGCCGAGAATGATATTTGTAAGACTTTTACCGCTAAGCACGATGAGGCTGAAGATATAGAGGCCTTTGTCAAAGCTGTCCAAGAATACGGAGGTTATGGTTTAGGGCAATGGTACAACGAGTCGAGTCTGACGAAACTCTATGAGCTTTCAAAAGAGCGGGAATTGTCAATTGGCGATGCACGACTTCAGTGTGAGTTTGTGGTCATTGATATCCTGGGCAATGAAAAACTGTGCAACAATTTAGAGCAATTCGACGATGCTTATACGCTTGGCTTGATTGTTGCACATAGCTATGACGGAACTCACAACGATGGAGCTGCCGTAATTGCCTCATATGCCCAAATGCTCTACGACAAGTATGCTGCATAGATCGAATATATTACACCGCCTTATATGAAGGAGGTTGATAATTATGACACCAGAACAGCTTTGGAATCATGGCGAATGGATGTTAAAAGCTTATGCTGAAAAACAGCGAAAAGCCAGAAAGCAGAAATATCGTCGTGAGGAAAATTGGTCGGTCGAAGATTTTGACGTCCGACGCAATGGAGAGACTATTGAAAGTTTTAACAAACACACAGGTCGAGTATTATACACGTATCCTGCAGAGGCATTTGCTGAACGGGAAGCATGGAATGATATTCGTGAGGAGTTTGGGAGAGCTTAATACAGTCTCTCCCTATTTTTTGAAAGGAGAAAAATGGGCGAAGAAAACAATCTTGAGAAACGTTTGATATTTTCAGGAATGGTCAGCGCGTCTATTAACCCTGAACCGCAGCTTGAATGGAACCATGAGGATACTGAACCGATTAGAATAATTAAAGAAACATTCAATACCGAACAAGGATTTGAATGCAGTATCGAACCTCATGATATGAAGGCTTTTCGTAAGTTACTAGGACTACCAGAAGTACCAACTTCAAAACCTAAGCGCCACAGAAAGACGTTTAAGAAAGCACTTATGGCTTATGGAATTGAAAGAAATAATGCTGAAATTGTTTGTGAAACAATTGGTCAACGATGTTTTTGGTACCCCTACAGTTATTATGACTGTTATACAAAAATTTTTACATTATTGGGAAAGTGATATTTTATGAATATGAACGATCAACTTAATAGTGTTAATACAGCTACTCAAGCATCCTCTACAGGATGCCCAGTAGCTCAGGTTTGTGGATCCAGGCTTCCTTGTGGTGTATGTCTGATTACAAACCAGAAGTGCCCGTTAACTATGCCTGCGTATCCGACAATTACATGGACTTCCTCAAATGATATTACATGTTCGTCTGTGCAGGAAGGCAAAACTAATTCAGTCACGGGAGTTATGCCCTCTGATATCGAGCGGTCAACCCTGATTAAGTAAAAAGGAGAAAAAACAATGGAAGTTAAAAGTTTTCTTGAGTATGTTCATCAGAAGCGCGTAGAGGGGAAGAGCGATAAACAGATTGCAACTTCTCTCGGTATGAGCCTTAAACATCTGAATAAGATGCTGAGCGGGTCTAAGCCTCAGGAAGAGCCTAAGATTGAAGAGAAGAAGCCTGAGCCTCCCGTAGTAAAAATTCCTGAAAAGAAACCGGAGCCTAACATTGAACCTGAAGTTCCTGAAGTCAAGGAAGAACCAAATGAAACTACTTGATTTGCTTTCACTTAAAATTCTAGAAGTAAAAGCAAAACGTAAATGGCTTAAGTATTGCGATCTCTTTGCCAAAAATAATAATGAAAAAGCCATTATGAAAGCCTATCGAATTTGGCGAAAAGCCAATCAAAAGTATATTCGGAAGGAAATGAAGTACTATGAGGGAAGGACTTATTGAAGATCTTGATGCGCTGGTTCATGAACTTACTCTAAAGGGTAACATTGCTGTCGGTCAAGCTTTGACTATTTATGAAGCCATTGACGAGCTTAAAAAATACCAAATGACAATGTTTCAGCGTGGAAATCGTGGGATATTTTTAAGTGGCAATGACGTCGTAAACCAGATTCAGAAAGACAATGAGAATCGCCGTAAGCAAGGTATGCCGCCGGTGTAACGTAAAAATAGCAGTCTTTATAGTGGAGAAATCCAAAATTCAAATTAGGAGGAAACTAGCTATGAAAATCGACATGAGCAACATTAAGGCGAAAGTCAAGAAAGCAGCCGATAAGGCCGAGGAAAAAATGCAGAAAGGTGTCGAATGGTGCGGAGAAGCCTTCGTAAAGGTCTATGACTTTTGCGAAAGCCATCCGATGCTTTCGATTACCACTGCTATCTTCGGTATTACCGGTTTAGCAGTCTTGACTGGAAAAACTAGCGAATTCAAAGATTCTAGCAATTCCTATGAATTCGGATCTGACGAGGGGAACGGAGATTCTGTCATGGAACTCCTCACGAATCTCTCAGACAACATCAATCTGAAGTATGGCGAAGGTGTGTTTATCGAAGGTAATGAGACCGGAGGTAACACCATCTGCCACTACGAAAAGAATCTGGTGTTGCCTGAGGAGGAAGAAGAGGAGTAAATAACATGAGAGAGGAGCTTTACCGTTCCTCTCTCTTTTCTCAAAAGGAGGTGAAAAACTATGAATAAGTGGCAATATATTTTCGCTTGGATTGGTATTGGATGCTTTACATTCTTCATAATTGTGGTGGTTTCTAATGTCTGGCATGCACTGAAAGACTGGATCAAGATTAAGATCAAAGCATACAAAGATCGACACATATTAGACCATCCACCAAAAGGCAAGTGTTATTGTACTGCTTGCGCTCACTGGTATGCAGACGATAAAGAACGAACAATGGGGCGATGTGACGCCTGGGAAGGATACCATACGAGCTTTGATGAATTTTGTGCTCGTGCTCATCTCAGAAATGATGACGGATACAAGCATGAAGAATGGAGACTCGAAAAATAGTCGTAAAATAATCGTAAAATTTACAGACTCTATTATGGAGAGGAAGATGAGCACCTCTCTATATTTTTTTTGAAAGGAGAATCTTAGTATGAAGGAGGTTAAACATGAGCGAACTTAGAAGTAGAATTATACCATTGCGAGCTGAACCACCTGACAGCATTTTCTTCAATCAGCCATCTGTCGAACGTACTGGTCATGGAGAACAATTGATATTTGACGGATGGGGCGGACGATGGTTTCGAGCTTCTGAATCCTGGGTAAAAAACGGCTGCGAGAACGTTATGGTTCGATATGAAAATGGCGAGTATCTGAACTACAATGATCTGTATGCTCAATGGAACATCGAAACGAGTGATTTCGGAGCCGCAAGAGGATGGGCAGCATCACCTGATTGGAAGGTTGATCTGACTTTTGTTTTTACATGGCATGGGCCAGGAACTAGTCTCTATGACAAGTTCGGAGAAAAAGTATTGCTGGTAGAACCGGCGTGGGATGCATTCCCATATGAATCTTATATGGAGGTATAACATGAGTAATTTTAAAAGCACAAAATTCTTCGATGGCATTAAGCACGCACTGGACACAAATGCTCCGACGATTGCGACTTTCGGATCGGTATTTGGCGTAGCACTTACGATCTTCTTTATGCATAAGGCTTCTAAGCAGGCCGCCAAGGTTGAAGAGAAGTATGAGGAAGACATTAAGGAACTCGAGGGGCGCAAAGAAGACGAAGAAGCTCCTTTGAGCGAAGAGGAATTCAAATCCGAAAAGACCAGATACAAGATGGACAAGTATCTGCGTCTTATTTATATTTATCGCTGGGCTTTGCTGAGCGGTATTGGCTCTGCAGGTTTCGCCATTCTGTCAAACTATCTGAACGGACGAACTATCGCTACGATCACAGGTCTTCTGGCACTCAATAACGAGAAACTTAAAGAGTACGCCAAGAAGGGTAAGGAAATGATCGGAGAAGATAAGTTCAAGGAAATTCAGGATAATGTCGAGAAGGAACTCTTTGGAGAGAAGCTTCGTAAGGGTGAAATTAAGACTGAAAAGAGCAAGAAGCCTATTATTACTAAAGATGACGATGTTCCTTGGGAAGATTATGAAAAAGTTGTAATCCCAGAATATGGTATGCAGTTTGAACTTCCTAAAGATCTGGCCAAAAACGTTGTTGAGGAATGCAATAAGTGGTTTGCAGAGGACAAAACTGCTTATATGGACTTCAATGCATTTCTTCGAAAACTGAGAATTCCATCTGCTCCTGGTTGGGAAAAAATCAAATGGGATTGGAATAATCCGTTCAAAGCTCATGTTGCACGAGACATTAATTTTGGCGATGGATGCATGAAGGGTATTATTTTCGATAATCGGCCAGATGTTGAAAACTCTGCCACTCGCTAATTGTTATTCGAAAGGAGAATCGTCATGAGCTTTAGTTTGGCAAAACTAAAATCATTCGGTCTTGCTGCTCTAGCTGCTGGTAAACAGAATGCACCAAGTCTTATGACAGCCGGAAGCATCATTTGCGGTTGGGGAGCGGTATATTTGTTCTGGAAGCAGAGCCGTAAGGCCGAAAAGAAGATTGAAAACGAAGAGGAGCGTCTGAATGCAGATTTGGATTCGGATACTCCTCTTTCCGATCTTCGAAGACTTTCTAAAAAGGATAAGATCATTATCTATCTCGAATATTGTTGGACGAGTTTGATATTGGGCATTGGATCTACTGCTCTGGCAATCGGTTCGACTAAGCTTAGTATGGATCGTCTGGCTAAAATGATGCTCGTAACACAGTTTATGAGCAATCGGGAAGAAGATAGTCAGAAACTCATCAAGAAGCTAAAGAATGAAATTCCTGATAAGAAAGTCGTAGAGTTGGAGAATGAAGTCTATCGCGAAAAACTTGACGAAGAAGAAATCGTTAAAAAGATGCGAGAGATGATGGAAAGCGGTGATACAGGGACGCTTTTCGTAGATTATCATACTGGTCGAAATTTTTCTAGTCCAGCGCTCTCGGTTTCAACCGGTATAGAAAATGCTAATGAAACGCTTCTGCAGCGAAGAAATGATGCTATTCGTCAAGAGGTTAAAATGACACTTGATGAATATAAAAAAGACGCATCTGATCCGTTCTTTGTATCAAGTGATACGCCATGGCATACTTCAGAAAAAGATAGTGTTTCAGTGGAAGAACTCGAAAATCTAATTGAGCAAACGTATGATATTTACTCTACATTAGATCTTTCGGACTTTATTTACTTAATTGGGGAACGTAGTAGTCCAGCGAGCGCTTCACTAGGCGAATTGTTAGAGTTTAGATGCTTTAAGAACACAATACCAATTAAAGAAAAAGAAATTCTGCATTATGATACCTATTATAAGAAGAAATACTTTAGTCAAGATGAAAATCCACCTGAAGTATGCATTATTGATTATGAGCCATTGATGTATCCGACATATGAACTGTCAGAACGCGACATGATGTAAAATTAAACTCAGAGGGCCTGTTTCTTACAGGCTCTCTCCGTTTTGTCTTGTAGGAGGCATGATATTTATGTGGAATTCTATTCTTGGAACTTTTGTCGGGTCTGTTGTCAGCGTTACGGTCTTAGCGCTGTGTAAAGCTGATGGAGAGGCTGATCGAGACCAGAATTCGTAAAATTTGCAATGCTTAGTATAGAGGGAATAACTCTCTCAATACTATATTTATGAAAGGAAGTTTAAAACATGAGCAAATTTAACAAGAAGGAAGAAGAAAAGATCGTTGAGGCTCAGGTTAAGGAACCTGAGAACGATGAGGCGACGGAAGAAAATCCGAATGAAAATGCTCCTGCTCCGGCCGTAGTGGTCGAGGTAAAGAAGAATTTCCTGGAGAAGCATGTTGACGCATGCTATCAGAAACGGGTAGACCGGGCACAGAAGCGTGCTCAGAAGCAGGCCGAAAAGGCTGCGGCTAAGACTGAAGAAACTGAGAAAGTTCCTATTGGTCTTAAGTTCGCAATCGGTGTGGCTGCTACTGGAGCCGCTATCAAGACCGGCTTCCGGATCTGGGATGCTGTCAATAGCGCCAGGAACCGTTCTGACGAGACCGCGGAAGAAGAGGAACATGAGGAGACCGGCGTCGAGACTCAGGAAGAGCCTGAGACGACCTCGGAAGAGAATTAAGCTCAAAAACTCAAAAAAGTATTGAGTAAAACTTAGGGAAGCTTTACAGCTTCTCTGAGTTTTCTTTTATTAAGGAGGCATTTATGAAAGAAAAAGAAAAAGATAAACCGAAAGAACTACTTCAGATTAATCGCTATAAGCTTAAGGATCTGAACACAGCTGAAAGCGAAATCATGAAGTACAACATTCGAACCGGCGGTGGGTATATTTCTCAGGATACCACCGTCTTTTTATTTGCTCCGCTCTATAAGAACGTCACATTAAACGTAGGATTTCCGAAAGATCTTTCTGTATGGAACGATTTTGATCATGTAATTGTTCTAGATGAGGACTTTGGGCAACCGTATACGCCTTTTTACAAGTATCTTGACAACGCGGAATCCACGCCAGTAAGATACGAGCCAAAAATGCCGTTCACGATTACATTAAATGTTTCTCCGTTCCTTCAAAGAGTGATTAGAGCTTATAACGAAACTATGGATAAGTATAGTTTTCTGGAAAAGATTTAAAGAAAGGAAGTTCACATGGCAGAGAATACTAATTACGTGCAAGAAGAGCCCAAAGAAAAGGTTATCAAGGGTGCTGCAAAAGTAGAAAAGAAGACCGCTGGCAAAAAAGTCATCGATTTTCTTTTTTCGGATAAGCTGGACAGCATCGGAAACTATGTCGCCTATTATATTTTGGGACCTTCGATCAAAGATCTTATCTTTAAAATGACCACTGGAGCGCTTCAGATGGCACTTTTCGGTGGGAATAATGGTTCTGTACCTCCTGTCGGACTGCCTAATACAGGCGGCGTAGGAGCCCGTAGAGACCCTTATCAGTATAATACAGTGAGTAATCCTGGCTGGGCGAATCCTCAGCCTGGTTATGTACAGCAAAGAGTCGGCCTAAATGATATTTCGTTCGACACAAGAGACGATGCTTGGCTGGTTCTGGACCGCATGAGCCGTGAAATCGCTCGGTATGGCAAGGTTAGACTGGCCGATTACTATACTTTTGCGGGTATTACGGGTCAGGAAGGAAACTGGACGCTGCAAGGAAACGGCTGGTATAACCTTAACGATGTCCACGTCATGATGAGAACTGATGGACGCTGGGTTATTGAATTCCCGCCGCTGCAGGTGCTTAGATAAGCTAATTTTGATTACTATTTGTAATATTTTTATTATTTTATGGAGGTAAAATATGAATTTCGCTAATTTCTTTAAAGCTGAGACCTGGAAAGACGCTTTTCATGGCGCTGAAATGAAGTTTATGGCAGTTCGTCCGGAAATTATGCTCGTTACAGGCGGCCTTTCCATGCTTTTCGGGACGATTTATGCCTGTAAGAAAACTGCTGAGGCCAAGAAAGCCTTTGATGAGACTAAAGCTGAGGTAAAAGCCCTCGAAGAGAATGAGAGTCTGAAGGTTCCTGAGGGGATTGATATCCTGCCTGAGACCAAGAAGCAGCTGAAAATTGAGCGCGGACGTCAGTATTGTCGGATTTATGGGCATGCTGCTTATCAATTTCTGAAGATTTACGGCATTCCTGCACTGCTCTGGTTCGGTGGCATGGGCATGATTGTTGGCGGTCATGGGACTCTTCGTAAGATGAATCGTGGTCTGGCTGCTGATATTGTCGCTGGAAATCAGCTTCTGCAGGAGTATCGTGGCCGTGTTGCTAAAGCTGTTGGTGAGGAAACTGAGCAGAAGATCTTCCTGGGCGCCCAGGAAGGCATGGTCAACATTATCGAAAAGGATCCTGTAACCGGTGAAGAGAAGATTACCCAGCAGAAAGCTGATGTTTTCTATGCTCAGCCGGGCTCCATGTTCGCTCGTAATTATACTGAAGAGAACACTGATATTATGTGGAGAGCTTTCACGGACGAATATTTGGAAGCAAAAGTCAATGAGATCAATACTAAGCTGGAAGTCGGCTTTGCGAGGGCTTATAACGGCCTTGATATTCTTCGTATGCTTGGCTTTAACGAAAATGCACTCGGAACTGACGAAAGTATCGATAAACTTCTGAGTTATGGCATTTCCGGCAATCCTCGTAAGGTTCCTGATCCTGAGATGCGGAAACTGAAGATTACTCGTCTTCGCGGTTACCAGGAAAAGTGGGATAACGTTCGCCAGATTAAGGTATACGAGCCTTGTCTGAGAGTCGACTTTAACTTCTATCCTCTGGAAGGGAAGATTTGATGAAAGAAAAGAATACAGAGTATTTATTGCTAGATAAAGAAACTAAAAGTCGAAAATTGGCTCAGGGATGGGTTACACAACTTATTGATTTAGAAAGAAAACTAAACGAACTTAAGGTCGTAAGTGGAATGTCGGTTGATGAGCTCATTGAGAAGTTTAAAGCAGGATACACACTGAAAGAACCCGATCCTGCGCTTCAATTAGCAAATGAACTTCGTGAACTTACGGAAGGAATTTGGGACACTTTAAAGCAAAAGGAGCAAACTAGATGAAATATTTTCTGAGTTTCCTTTTCGGAGCGGCATGCGGCGTCGGATGCACACTTGTATGGCTCAGAAAGGGTATTAAAAAGGAGCTCGAGAAGACCCGTGAGGAGGCCCTTAGAAGCTCTGAGATCCCGTTTACTTTTGGAGATGAAACTAATCCAGAAAATAGTGAAAAATCAATTAGAAGCGATTCTGAGGCCTCTCAGGGGCATTCTGAGAGGTATATTCCGCAAAGGGAGCGCGAAAAGGTCGATTATCACAATATTGTCAGTGCCGTGAAGAAGGGTGAAAAGCCTTCTGTTGGCGTTCCTGTCATGCCTAGAGAGGAGCCGAAAGTGGTTGACGATGTGGATGTTTTCGTGGAGAACAACGAGGTCGACGAAGACGATATTGTGAATCTCTCTGAGCGGGAAGAAGAGTTTATCGAGATTGACAAGGATACGTTTAAGAATGATAAGGATGGCTATGAGAAAGATGAGCTCATCTATTATCGTGGAGACCGTGTCATGTCGACAGAAAACGGGACTATTATTGCAACTCCGGCAATGCTTGTAGGACCGAGTTGGGAACAATACGTTGGCCATTATGCAAATCGAACGGCCTATGTCAGGAACGAGAGGCTGATGACTGACTATGAAATTTACGTTGAGGACGGACTACACAGCGATGAGTTCGGCCCTTACGACGATACGTGAAAGGACTGATAAGCCTATGAATGACAGCTATTTTTGTTGGTTAGTAGGGCTCATCGGCGACGAATATATAGCTCAAAATTATCAGAAATTACTTTGGAAGCTATATACTACCAATTATATTTGGGAGCTCGACTACGACAGAAATAGGGCTGCAGACGGGCTTTATCTTCGCCGTGAGTATGCTAACGCGAGTGGATATTTTCAGTTTATTTCGGGCGATTGTTCGATGCTGGAGATGTTCATCGCGTTAGCTAGAAGAGCCGAAAATGACATTATGCACGACCCTGATTTCGGTGACAGATCCAGTCAATGGTTTTGGACAATGCTTCAAAATTTAGGACTGGATGTGTACGATGATTTTCACTGGTTCGAGCGAGAAGTCGATAGAATTCTTGATATTTTTATTCACAGACGCTATGCCAAAAATGGTGTCGGAGGAGCTTTTCCGGTGCGTTCTCAAGTCAGAGATTTGACTCAAACGGACCTCTGGTGGCAGATGAATGCATATCTGGAAGAGAGATATCCGGTGTAATTTGTGCATAAAAATTGAAAAAACTAGACAAAAAACTAGACAAAAATTTTTGACTAGACAAAAATTAGTCAAAAAATGTCAAAAATAAAATTCGTAAATTTTAATGAAAAAGTATATTTTCGATGATTTTTGGCGAAAAAACGCACTTTTTTGCAAAAAACACGTTTAAAATTAGTCAAATGTCATTTTTTTTTTGACTATTGCGTGAAAAGAAAAATAAAAAATTAAAATAATAAAAAGGGTTGAAAAATTTTTGTCTTTTTGACTAATTTATTTTGTCTTTTTGACTAATTTATATTTTTCGCCGGAAAGGAGGTAAGTTTACGGATTTTGTAAGGATTGTTCATAAAAACGGCGGCAAGAAAGATAAACCTGAAATTTATCCGGTATTCGTCACAAAAAAGAGTAAAGACTTAATGATCCGAGGCGGAGATTTTTATGCCTTCTGGAATGAAAATAAGGGATGCTGGTCACAAGATCAAGATGACGTTATTGAACTTATCGATGCTGCAATGGAGGCTTATCGAGCGAAAAATTTTCCGTCGCCAGAAAGTGCTAATATTGCATATATGTGGAAATCCGATTCCGGCTCGATCGATAAGTGGAGAAAGTATGTAACGAAACAGACGGTGGATAATTACCATCCACTTGACGAATCGCTGGTGTTTGAAAACACAACACCAAGACGGGAAGACTATTCTTCCAAGCATGTTCCTTATGCGTTGGAGCCAGGCAGTCATGACAATTGGGATGAATTGGTTGGTACCTTATATTCTCCGGAAGAGCGTCATAAGATCGAATGGGCGATTGGATCCGTGGTTTCAGGTGATTCCAGATGGATTCAGAAGTTTTTTGTATTTTACGGAGCTCCTGGATGTGGTAAGGGCACGATACTTGAAATAATTGAAAAGTTGTTTGAGGGGTATTGCGGTCATTTCGACGCGCAGGCTCTCGGTAGTTCTTCTTCAGATTTTGCGCTTGAGTCATTTAAGTTAAATCCTATCGTTGCTATTGATCCAGATGGTCAGCTGAACCGCATTGAAACGAACACAAGATTAAATGCTCTTGTCTCGCACGAGACACTTACCATCAATGAAAAATTTAAGAGCATGTATACAATGCGAATCCAGACGATGCTATTTATTGCAACGAATTCACCGGTAAAGATCACGGATTCTAAGTCAGGGTTGCTAAGAAGACTTGTGGATATTTCGCCTACCGGAAACAAGATACCGAACAAACGCTATAATCAGCTTAAAAAGAACATAGGGTTTGAGCTTGGTGCCATTGCTTCTTATTGTTTGGATGTTTATAAGGAAGATCCAAACTATTACGATGATTACGTGCCGCTAAGTATGATGGGCGCCACGAATGATTTCTATAATTTTATGGAAGATCAGTATGATTCGTTTAAGAAAGAAGATCGCGCCATTCTTAAAGAAGTCTGGACGAAGTATCGTATGTATTGTGATGAAGCTAAAGTGCCTTATCCGTATCCGATGCGAGTCGTAAAAGAAGAACTTAAGAATTATTTTCTTGTTTACAAAGAACGAGCGTCAGTTGATGGTGAACAGGTTCGAAATATTTATTATGGATTTCGAGTAGAAAAATTTGAAAACACCGTTAAAAGTAAGGAAACAGAAAGTGAAGCTAATTCATGGCTTCACTTTAACACAACAGAAAGTATTCTCGATAAGATTGGAGCAGAGTGGCCTGCACAGTATGCTTATATTAAAGAGGACGGGTCTGATAGACCTTCTGTTCCTTGGGATAAGTGCGATACCATTCTTAAAGATCTTAATACGGCTGAACTTCATTATCTTAGGTGCCCTGAGCAGTTCTGTTTCGTGGATTTCGACAAGAAAGATCCAACAACTGGAAAAAAGTCACTTGAACTTAATATGAAGGCAGCTTCGAAGTGGCCTCCAACTTATGCTGAACTCTCAAAGAGTGGAGCTGGCATTCATCTGACTTATATTTACACTGGAGACATTAGTAAAGTGCTTCCGATTTATGAGGATGATGTTGAAATTAAGTTCTACACAGGTAAAGCGTCACTTAGAAGAAAGCTTACTCGTTGTAATGATATTCCGATTGCGACGATTAGTTCTGGTCTTCCACTTAGAAAGGAGAAAAGCAAAACGGTAAATGAGTATACGATTGAAAATCAAAAGCATTTAGTAGCCGCAATTCGAAAAGCTCTTCGTAAGGAGATAGCTCCATATTCAACAGTTTGTTGTGTCGATTATATTGGAAAGGTTCTTAATGAGGCATATGAGAGCGGGATGAAGTATGATGTTAGCGAAATGAAGCCACAAGTATTGGCTTTCGCGGCAGCATCTCATAATCATTCTATTCAGTGTCTTGATAAGGCTGATAGTTTTCCTTATAAGAGCGAAGAAGAGTCCGAGTGGGTTCCGCCTCCTGAGGGTGAGAAAGAGATTGCTTTCTTTGACACTGAGGTGTTCCCAAATTTGTTTATACTAGTTTACAAGCCGATCGGTAAAGATTGTATTACTTTGATTAATCCTGAACCTAATGAGGTGCTCAGAGTATTTCAGTCGTATAACATGATCGGCTTTAATAATCTTGGTTATGATAATCACATTTGTTACGCTCGTATTCGTGGCGATTCGATTTATGAACTCTTTACTCGTTCACAAAACATCATTAATGCTCCTAAGGGGCGTAATGATTGGACAATTAATGAGTCAAAGAATCTGAGTTACACAGATATTTTCGACTTTTGTTCCGAGAAGAAGGGTCTTAAGAAATGGGAGATTGCTCTTCAGAAGCAAGGCGTTGATATTCGACATGATGAAGCAGGTCTTCCTTGGGACAAGCCAGTTCCTCAGAATCTTTGGAAACGGGTTGCCGAATATTGTTGTAACGATGTGATTGCAACGGAACAAGTGTTTTATGCAAATCAGTCAGACTTTCATGCTAGAGAGATCCTTGTGGAGCTTGCTAATGCGCTTAGAGGGCCTGGAAGCACTGTTAATGACTCAACTAATACCTTAACTACAAAATTGATTGTAGGCAACGAAAAGACGCCTCAGGCGATGTTTATTAAGCCTGATTTGTCTAAGTTGTTCCCCGGCTATGAGTTTAATCCTTATGGATTTCCGAAAGAACGTTATATGGTTCTCGTAGACGACATGCTTCCGACGTGTAATCCGAAGAAGTTTGAGTTTTATGAGATTGATATTTCTGGAAAGTATGTTCATACAAAGGATGAGATTCCGGTTCCTGGGAAGAATTACTATCGTTGTACTATGATCTCTGGCAAATCTTACTATAAAGGTTTTGATCCTGGTGAAGGCGGCTTTGTGTTCGCAAACTGGGGTATGTATGGATATGCTGAATGCTATGACTCAGCGTCTCATCATCCTTCTTCGCTTATTGCTGAGAATGGATTTGGTCCTTATACGGAGAACTTCAAGATGCTACTTGATATTCGTCTGCATATTAAGCACAAGGACTATGATTGGGTACGTTCTCTCTACAATGGTATTTTGGCTCCGTACTTGACTTCTGATGAGGATGCAAAACAGCTCTCTAAAGCTCTGAAAATCGCTATAAACAGCGTATACGGCCTTACAGCGGCACATTTCACGAATCGTTTGAGAGATCCGCGTAATGATGACAACTGGGTCGCGAAGCGTGGAGCTTTGTTTATGATTGATCTGATGCTGAAGGTTAAGGAAAAGGGTTATAGAGTCATTCACGTCAAGACCGATAGTATTAAGATCGCAAATCCTGATCCTGATATTTTCCAGTTTGTCTTGGATTATGGTAAGAAGTTCGGCTATACCTTTGAGGTTGAGCATAAGTTTGAAAAGCTTTGCCTTGTTAACAACGCGGTTTATATTTGTAAGTATACCGACGATCCTGCCAATGGCAAGTCAGCTGGTAAATGGGAAGGAACTGGAGACCAGTTTAAAGAAGATAGTTCCCCATATGAGTTTAAATCATTGTTCAGTCATGAAGAGATCAACTTCTGGGATCTGTGCGTTACGCAGACCGTCAAGGTTGGTCTCGGTTTATATTTGGACATGGATGAAAATCTTCCTTCATCTGAGTTGCTTGAGAAGGAAGAGGACAAACTCATTAAGAAATGGCACAAAGTTCAGTTTGAGCTTACTGACGAAAATGACAAGAACTTAGTAAATGGTTTCGCACCCGTGCTTACTGATATTCCTGATAAGAAGATGGCTCAATATGCTAGTGATGCGTTCCATACTGATTATGTACGACTTTGTGAAGTGCGTGATGAGATTAAGAAATGTCATGATTACAAGTTTGTTGGTAAAGCTGGATTGTTCTGCCCAATCAAAGAAGGTCATGGAGGAGGAAGACTCGTCCGTGAGAATAACGGCAAATATGCTTATGCTGCTGGATCAAAAGATTATAGATGGCTTGAAGCTGAGACCGTTAAAGAATTACACCTCGAGGATAGTATTGACATGCAGTACTTCGAGGACCTGAAGAATGATGCAATACGTACAATTTCGGAGTTTGGAGACTTCAGTACGTTTGCAATATAAACTATTTTTTTTTAATTAAGAAAGGAAAAACATCATGCAAATCGTTGAAAGAAAGACTCGTAGCTTTATTATCGATGGTATTACTGACCGTGAGGTTCGTGCTCGTAACTTCGGAGGCGAAGAGAAGAAGGATCGTGTTACCGGTCGTACTGTTAACAGTCCTGGCTATCGTAATTTCCTTCTGTTCGTGAGCGAGGAGATCGCTGAAGAGCTTAAAGATCGCGGATGCGAGATTAAGTACACTAAGGTTCAGGGACCGAATGACGTTCCGATGCCTTATGTGTCCATCACCGTTTCCTATTTCCTGAAGCCTGTTGAGGCTTGTATGATTTCGAATGGCGTGCCCACTCAGCTGGATGAGAACCATCTGCAGCTGCTCAACCGTGTTGATATTAAGAACATGTGCCTTGAGCTTGAGACTGGCAAAAAGAAGGTTCACAACAATGGCGTTGAGTACATTCCTCTGTTTGCTCAGAAGATCTGGGTTGACGTTGTTCCCGATTACATTGCGGAGAAATATGGTTATCTGAATCAGGGTCCTGTGACTGCTCCTGGCACTGAGGAAGAGCCGTTCTGATATTTAAAGTGGAAGGAGAGTTTTTATGCAACCTGAATTAGACGAGGGTCAGCTGAAGGCTCTCTCGAAACTTAAAAATGGAAACATTCTTTGTGGCGGGGTCGGATCTGGCAAAAGCCGGACCGGCCTTGCCTTTTATTTTTGTAAAGTGTGTGGTGGCCAAATCAATGGTACAGAGCGCGGACTTCGGAATGATCTTGTTCCGATGATCTGGCCAAAAGATTTGTATATCATCACGACTGCAAAGAAACGCGATAAAGGTGAATGGGATGATGAACTTGAGCCTTTCGGATTAAACAGCGATCCTGAAAAATCTGATTATGGTGATAAAGTGAAAGTTGTAATCGATTCCTGGAACAACATTAAAAAGTATGTTGAAGTAAAAGACGCGTTCTTTATATTTGACGAGCAAAGAGTCGTTGGCTATGGATCTTGGTCAAAGACGTTCATTAAGATCGCTAAGTCAAACGGATGGATATTTTTGTCTGCAACGCCTGGCGATTGTTGGATGGACTATTTGTCAATTTTCATAGCTAATGGTTTTTATCGTAACAAACGTGAGTTTGAATGTAGGCATGTTATTTATAGTCGTTATACGAAGTATCCTCAAGTTGACAGATACGTTGACGATTATATTTTGACACGGCTAAGAGATTCGATTCTTGTTAACATTGAATACTCGAAACCAACCGAAAGACATATTGATATTCGACTCGTTAGTTATGATCGCGAAAGCTATAAACGACTGATGAAAGATCGGTGGAATTTTTATGAAAACAAGCCGATTGAGAATGTAAGTGAGTTGTGCTATTTACTTCGCAAAACTGTTAATGCCGATCCGTCAAGAATCGAAATGGCAATCTGTATTGCAAGAGAGCATCCTCGGTTAATCATCTTCTATAATTTTGATTACGAGCTTGATATTTTGAAAAATGCCGCTTGGCCAGCAGAAACTGTTGTTAAAGAATGGAACGGCCATCGACATGAAGAAATACCAGATTCTGAAAGATGGGTGTATCTCGTTCAATATTCGGCCGGAGCCGAAGGCTGGAACTGCATTACTACTGATTCGCTATTATTCTATTCACAAAGTTATTCGTATAAGATGACCGAGCAAGCCATGGGGCGGATTGATAGACGAAATACGCCATTTCGTGACTTGTATTACTTTAACTTTAAAACTTACGCACCGATCGATGTGGCTATTGGCAGAGCATTGAAGCGTAAGAAGAACTTTAATGAAAGCATGTTCTTTCGCAGTCGAAATAATTAATTTTTGGTCTAAAATTCGTAAAATTTACAACGACTATAGTAGAGGGGAGTAGGATGTCGATTTAGACGCAACTTCTCTTTGTTTTTTGAGGTGAAAGAGATGCTTGAAAGCGAATTCCAACGCAAATTGATTGACGAATTGCAAACTTTGTTTCCTGGAGCTTTGGTGTACAAAAATGAAACAAAACAAGGAATTCCTGATTTGACAGTTTTGTATAAAAAGCATTGGGCGTTGCTTGAATGCAAAAAAGAGAAAAATGCAAGTCATCAGCCCAATCAGGATTACTATGTAGAGCGAGCCAATCAAATGTCATTTTCTAGATTTATCTATCCTGAAAATAAACAGGAGGTTTTAGATGAACTTCAACAAGCATTTCGAATTAGACGGAAAACACGCGCTTCTGAGCCCAAGTAAACCGTATTGGTTGAATTACACTCAGGACCAGCTTCGTGGCTATATTCTGTCTCAGAATGCTGCGGCGCGTGGAACACGACTTCACGAACTTGCTGCGGATTTAATTCGAGAAGGGCTTAAACTTCGTGGATCAACTCAAACTCTTACGGCATATGTTAATGATGCCATTGGCTATGGAATGACTCCTGAAGTAGCCCTTAAATATTCAGATACCTGTTTTGGTCATACTGATGCTATTGATTTTAGTCATGGTGTTTTAAGAGTACATGACCTTAAAACCGGATCGGGTCCAGTTCACATGGAGCAGCTTGAAATTTATGCTGCTCTTTTTCTTTTGGAATATGAACGCGCCTATGGCGTCAATCCTTTGAATACTAAAGTAAATCTTAGAATCTATCAGAACGATGATATTCAGGAATATTCACCTGACAAGGATCGAATGGAAGAAGTCATCTGTTCGATTAAGGAAAAAGACGCTTGGGCTCAAGACTCGATGCGGGAGGTTGAAGGATAATGAAAGACTTTGAAGGATGGGATCAAGATCTCATTGATGAATATTTAGCTGCTCCGTCTGATGAACTTTATAATGAACTTGAGGAAACCAATCTCGTTCGCCATGCGGAAGCTAAACTTTATTCAAATGATAGTTTACAGTTTAATGAGCTTGATATTTATGACGATCTGACTGGCACATTTAAGAAAGAGTTCATCGCGCATTATGGAACTCCTAGACATTCTGGACGCTATCCTTGGGGTTCTGGTAAGAATCCTCAGCGAAATAGAAATTTCATTCAGCGTGCTGATGAATTAACTGCTCAAGGTTTATCACCGACTGAAGTAGCTCGAGCTTTTGGCTTAAGTTCTGGCGAATATAGAGCTCTTAGAAGAAAGTATAATGATGAAATTACTGAGGAAAATCAGAGAAAAGCACTCAGACTTCATGATAAGGGTTACAGTAATGTCGCTATTGCAGATGAACTTGGCGTTTCCGAAGGCACCGTTCGAAATTATCTTGATCCTACTAAAAAGAAACGTGAAAATCGCACCGCAAATATTGCTAATGGATTGAAAGAGACACTTAAAGATAAACCTTATTTGGATGTTGGCGAAGGCGTCAATCGTCAACTTGGAATTAGTGAAGAAGCACTTAAAGCCGCATTAGTTTCTTTGGAAGATGACGGTTACAACGTCTATAACTACAATTTGCCTCAGGTATCAAATCCTAAGCAATATACAAAATTAAAGATTCTTTGCGATAAAGATGTCACAAAAGCTGATTTAAAAGATCATCTTGGCGAAGTTACTTCTCCTCAAGGCTTATATTTTGAAGATTTTGGTGAAACTACTAAAGCTCAAAAACCAATTCCTAGCATTGATTCAAAGCGTATTCTTGTTCGTTATAACGAAGAAGGCGGCGGCGAGAAAGATGGCGTTATTGAAATTCGTCGCGGAACCGATGACTTATGGCTTGGTGGACGAAACTATGCTCAAGTTCGTATTGGTGTAGATGGAACGCATTATCTTAAAGGCATGGCTGTATATGGGACTGAGAAAACATTTAAAGATGTGCCTGATAACGTTGACATAGTCTTTAATACTAGTAAACATCTTGGTTTGCCAGTGCTGGGTCAAGGAGATAATACAGTTTTGAAACCAATGAAGGGCGATCCACAGAATCCTTTTGGTGCATCATTTAGACAGTGGGAATATACCGACAAAGATGGGAATTCTCATGTATCGCCAATCAATATTGTTAATGACGATACAGACTGGGACGGATGGAAAAAGAATCTGTCATCGCAATTCTTATCTAAGCAGTATCCTGCATTAGCTAAACAACAATTGAATCTTCGCTATGGCGAAATGACTGATGAGTTCCGTGAATTAAAAAGCTTAACGAACCCAACTTTGAAAAGGCAACTTCTTGAAGAATTTGCGGATACTTGCGATTCAGCAGCTGTACATTTGAAAGCGGCAGCTTTACCTCGGCAAGGCGCTTTTGCAATCCTTCCTGTTAATTCTTTAAAGGATAATGAGGTTTATGCGCCGATGTATGATGATGGAGAAGAGGTTATTCTCGTTCGTCATCCGCACGAAAGCGTTACTCAGATTCCTCGTTTAATTGTAAATAATCGGAATAAAGAAGGCAAAGAAGTAATCGGAACGATTCACGAAAACGGCGCTCCGGCTGCCCATGCAGTAGGCATCAATGCCCATACTGCTAATCAGCTTTCTGGCGCCGACTACGATGGCGACACCGTTCTTGTAATTCCGACTAAAGGACAAAAATTGAAAGCTGAGAAGCCGATGGCTGGTTTGGCTGATTATAATCCTTCGGATTATTACGAACGAGATCCTAATGATCCTATTTGTACAGGCAAAAGTCGTGATGGAAAGAAGGGCGACGGCTTTAATAAAGGCATACAAATGGGTATGGCTTCAAACCTGATTACCGATATGACAATTAAGGCCGCCGGCAATGATGAGATCGAAAGAGCTATTAAGCATTCCATGTGCGTTATCGATGCTGAAAAGCATAACCTGGATTGGAAGAAGTCTTATGAAGAGAATGGGATTGCTGAATTAAAACGGAGATACCAGCTTAGGATTGATGACGATGGAACTGAGCATACTGGTGCTTCGACGTTAATCTCTCGAGCAAAAGGACCGCGAGACATAGACGATCGTAAAGAAGCATATGGCTCCAAGGAAATGACCAAAGCTGAGTATAAAGAGTATAAAGAATCTGGCGGAACTAAGAATAGTTTTAAACTTACACCCGAAGAATATGAAAGATACCAGCGTGGCGAAGTCATTTACAGAGATACTGGTAAGACTCAAAAAGAAAGAAAGAAAATTTCTGATACATCTAAGATGACTCAAGACGAACTTGATCGTTATGCTTCTGGCGAGGAAATCTATAGAGATACTGGACGCATTGTAAAAAAGAAACAGACCATTGAAAATATGGCTTATGTAAATGATGCATATGAACTTTCGTCTGGGTATTACATTGAAAATGTTTATGCTGATCATGCAAATAGAATGAAAGCATTGGCTAATGAAGCAAGAAAAGAAGCTAGACATACTGGACTTCTTGAACGAAATCCTTCTGCGGCCGAAGCTTATAAAGATGTGGTAGGAAAAGATGGAAGCCTTGCTAAAAAGATTGCATTAGCTGAATTAGAAGCTCCCAAAGAGCGGCAAGCTCAATTAATTGCGGCAAGTGTGATGAAAGCAAAAGAACAAGATAATCCTGCATTAAAAACAAAAGCCGAAGCTGACAAAAGAAAAAAGTTAGCTTCTAAAGCTTTAGAAAATGCTAGAGATGCTGTGCGTGGCGGAAATCATGAAAAAAGATACCGCATTGAATTAACAGCTAGAGAATGGGAAGCAATCCAAGCTGGTGCAATTTCTGATACTCAATTTAAAACTGTATTAAGATATTCAGACAAATCAGAAATTAAAAAACTTGCCTTGCCGAGAGCTTCTACAGGATTAAAATCTTCTGTTAAATCAAGAGCTAGATTAATGTTGAATGCTGGTTATGCTCCTTCAACTGTGGCAAAAGAACTTGGAGTATCGACTGAATTAATTAAGAAAGAGTTTAAAGTTCAAGACGAAAAGTCAGTAGGAGGCGATTGAGAATGGCAAGAACCATGATCACGACTACCGACAATAAGTATAACCCTTTTACCGAATATGAACGTTGGCGTGCATATGACGAGAATGAATGTGGTTACTATACTTCATCGTATATAGCTCGAATTGCAGAAATCTCACCTGAATTGAGTCCGGCTGAAATGGATCAAGCTATTGAAGATGCTTGCGATGAAATCTGTGAAATGGATTTGAGATACATTAGTCCTGTCACGGGCGAAGAAGTCGGTTACGTGAAAGTAATTGAAGAGTAATATGCATTGTGCATGAGTTAAGAACAAACTAGTTTGCTTATAGTCCGATACTAGATAGCTTTATTGTAGATTCTAGACATGAATTTTACAGTTTGCTATCTGGTGTCGGACAATTTACAACGTTTATAGGCTTTGTCACGTGCTAATGTGTATGTATAAAGCTATTTTTAACCATTTTTTACATGTTTTTTCACGATATAATATAAAATTTAATAAAAATAGGCTAAAAGCACCCCGGGGGAGGGTAAAAATGGCTTTAGGGGGTTCCCAATCGCGGCGGTCCTCTAAAATCCTCCGGGGGTTAAATTTGATATTTAAGCTCTAATGCTTTTTAAGTGGGTATGATGTTTTCTTTGACCAGTTTGCTCATGTCTGGTTTTTCGTCTCTGATCTCCTTGCCATGTGATTAGGATTCTCCTTTCATATTTTTGCCTCCTTACTGTTTCTTACCTGACATCATACCCATCTAAAAGGCATTAGAACTGCTGTAAACTATAGCAGAAAGGAGATGAACTAACACTTGGCTGCAAGAAGGTCGAATAAAGTCCAGGAAAACTACCTAGAATCCGCGCCTCCCTTAACCCCAGAAGAATGGGAGAACCGTCTGATTGCTAAGAGTTTTCGAGCGGTAGAAGAACGTATCGACAACGGCACGGCTACGGCTGCTGAGTACGTTCATTTTCTAAAAGCAGGCTCTGTTAAGCAGAGAGAAGAGATGGAAAAACTTAGAGAAGAAAATGCATTGCTTAGAGCAAAGACTTCTGCGATTGAATCTGAGAAAGATCGAGCTGTATTCTATAAAGAAGTCATTGATGCTCTCAGCGCGTATAGAACGGAGACGACAGATGTCCCATTTGATCCGTACGTATACTGAGTTAATGCAGATTCCAACATTTATCGATCGCTATCGATATTTAAAACTTGGCGGTAAAGTTGGAGAAGAAACATTTGGTTGGGAACGATATTTGAATCAGGCTTTTTATACATCAAACGAATGGCGTAGATTTAGACGACAAATTATTATTCGGGATCAAGGTTGCGATTTAGCTTCAGAGGGTCATGAGTATGGACATGACGAAACGATCTTTATTCATCATCTAAATCCGATTGACAGTTCTGACATTCTCAATCAGACAGAGTTTCTGATGAATCCTGAGTACGTTATTTCATGTCGATACAGTACACATAACGCAATACATTACGGTGATGAAAGTTTAATTCTGCCTTATGAGCTGGCGACAAGATCTCCGAACGATACTTGTCCATGGAAGTTATAAAAGTGGGGCAAAGTGGAGGACAAAACTATGAACGAATCATATTTATCCCACCATGGCATCTTAGGTCAGAAATGGGGAATACGGCGTTACCAGAATCCAGACGGATCTTTAACTGAAGCCGGTAAAAAAAGATACAACGCAGACATAGAACGTGCAGAAGATAAACGGTATAAAGAAATTAGAAAGAAGGCCGGGAGTGGCTATAATGCTGTTTCTCGTAATGTAACAAAACTAAAAACAGATTTGTACGAAAAAGAATTAAGAAATACGAAAGAATTTAAAGATTATGTTAAAGCACAAAATGATTTAGAAAACTATGAAATCCATAAATGGAATGGCGGCTATCCGAATAAAGAGCATGATAAATTTGAAGGCCGTTATTTAGACGCGCTTAGTTCTTATAATAAAAAAATTAATGATGTGTATAACAAACATTCGGCTGAATTGCTATCTGCACGTCTGAAAGATTTAAAACTTCCAGATAATGATGCATATCGTTCGGTTTTAAAAGAGCATCAAAAGATGAAAATGAAGGACTTAAACATAGATGACGATTATTATTTGCAAATATTTCTGGATTAAAATGTGAATCACTTTTCAGGAGGCTCCCAATGGAAGATTCAATCCTTAAAACTATTAGAAACATGATCGGTCCATCTGCCTCCTACGAGGTCTTCGATACCGACTTAATCATTAGTATTAATTCAGCATTTTCAAGGCTTTGTCAGCTCGGAATTGGGCCGACGAAGCCTTTTAAAGTTGTTAACGACAATACTGCTTGGTCTGAGTTTATGCCAGAAGAAGAAATGCCTGATGAAGTCAAGCAGTATATTTATCTGAAAACGCGAATCATCTTTGACCCTCCTGAGAGCGCTACAGTGATGAATGCTTATAAAGAGCAGATTGCTGAACTTGAATGGACGATGAAAGAGGTTGCGCATTTCGGTTATTAAAAGGAGATGGTTGTTATGCCTGTTCCTGAAATACTTTATCAGAGAGCGATCGATGCTGGTTTTACAATTGAAGGAGCTTGTTCTCTCTTAGCAAACATCCAGGGCGAGAGTGCTTTTCGTTGCGACAATGCTGAGAATCGTATTAATCGCGTAATTAGCGATGAAGAATATATTCGAAGAGCTGACGCAGGCCTTGTTACATACAATGGTAAGAACTTTATTTACGACGAAGTAGGTTTCGGGTATGCTCAATGGACTTTCTGGAGTCGAAAGAAGTTTTTGTACGAGTTCTGTAAGGGCCGTGGCGTATCTGTAGCTGATCACGAGGCTCAGAAAGAGTTCATCTTTGTTGAAATGGAGCGGGACTTTCCTGGTATTTGGAAGCTTTGTAGAACAAGTCATAATCTTGATGAAATTATGCATCAGCTTGTTTGGGTTTGGGAAAATCCTGCTGATAAAAACGCAGCGATGACAGAACGTATGCCCTATGCTAGAACGTGGTTAGCTAAGTTTACCTCGTGGAGTAAATCTGCTTCTGAACAAACGGAAACGGTGGAACCTGTAAAACCTGCCACATCGACAGAACCAACAACAGAGATTGAAGTTCATTGGCCTCCGAGAACGATTAATGCTGGGCTCAATTGGCCTGAAGTATATTTGCTTCAGTCACTTTTGAATCTTCGCGGTTATAATGTAGTTGTTAATGGCATTTTTGGTTCCTATCTCACCGGCAAAGTGAAGAAATTTCAAGAAGATCATAAGTTAGATGTTGACGGTATTGTCGGACCTTTAACTTGGTGCGTGCTTCTTGAGCTTCCTGCCGGTTTTTAATTCAAAATGGCTTTTATATCTTACAATCCCAATCCTGCCGGACGCTACGTGGGCGATTGCACGATAAGAGCTATTTGTAAATTGACGGATCAGGATTGGGATTCTGTTTATGCAGGAACCGTTTTCGAGGGCTTTCTTCGAAAGGATATGCCATCCGGAAATTCTACATGGGGCGCTTATCTAGATCGCTTAGGTTACGTCCGACGGGGTTTACCAGACACTTGTCCCTTTTGTTACACGGTTGAAGATTTTTGCCGTGATCATCCTAGTGGCAAGTTTCTTCTGGCTTTAGATCAACATGTTGTAACAGTCGTCGATGGCGACTATTACGATACTTGGGACTCTGGAAAAGAGATCCCGTTTTATTATTGGAAGAAAGGAGAAAACTGAGCCATGGCAGATAACATGTTTGGGCCGTCTATTAGACCGGCGGTTCCAGTCGGACCGGTATTGCCTAATGCTGTTAATCCGACGACTCTAGCGATGAGTCAGCAGGCGCAGGCCGTCCCTTCGCAGCCTCAGAGTAATGTTATCTATGTAGGAAACATGCAGGATGTTCTTAATCATCCCACTGCTCCCAATGAGCATTTGTATTTTCCCGAAACCGATTCGAATATTATTTGGGTTCGAGATACTAATGCTAAGGGCGAGATCAAAAATCCGCTTATGAAATTGACCTATACAATGGAAGAAGTTCCGTTTGGGCCAGAAGCGAATTTTGTGACAAAGCAGGAATTCGAAAAGCTTTTTAATCTTGTTCTGTCAACAAACGGAACGGTTAATAAGCTCATGGAAGAGTTGGGAGGAACTAAAGAATGAATCCGTTGTACAAATCCTATCAGGAAAAGCAGGCGGCAAATCGTCCTCCTGCTAATCTCAACGAGATGCTTCAGACTTTTGCTAATCGGTTTGTTCCTCAGGGAATGAATCCAGAGCAAATGGTTCGGAACATGATTCAGAGTGGACAAATGACGCAAGCACAGTTTGAGCAGCTTGCGGCAGTCGCTGATTCATGGACTGGGCGGAAGCGTTAAGAATTCAAAATGACCTGAGGGAGGCGTTATGCTTCTCTCAGGTTTCATATAAATAGTTTTCTCTTTCTTATATTTACCACCGGTTGAATGTAGTATTGCCAACAAAAACCTAATGAAAGCCTCCATAATCGGGGGCTCCTTTGTTGGATATTCCTCTCGTTTCTGATTGCGCATAAGGAGACGGGTTGAATAAATACATTCATTAGGAGGAATAAGAAGATGTCTTATTCTGAAAACGGTGGAACCCAGTTTACCATGCCTGTAGCCCCTTATAGCGGTGGCTATGGAAACGATGGATTTCTCGGTAACAATGGTGCCTGGTGGCTGATCATCTTACTGCTGTTTGCCAACAATGGCTGGGGCAATGGCTTTGGCTTTGGTGGCGGCGGTATGATGCCGTGGATGATGAGCAATACCACGAACAATGATGTTCAGCGTGGATTTGATCAGTCTGCCATCATGGGCTCTCTTAACGGCATTACCAGTGCCCTGAATACTGGTTTTGCCAATGCTGAGATTTCTCGTTGTAACTCTCAGGCGAATGTTCTTCAGACTTTGAACACTAATCAGGCTGCTACTCTTCAGAGTATGAACAGTTTAGCGATGGGTCTGCAGAATTGCTGCTGCGAGAATCGCGCGGGACTTGCTGATCTGAAGTACACGGTTGCAACTGAAAACTGTGCAGATCGTACTGCCCTGAGCGAAGGCCTCACCTCTATGATGATGGCCAATAATACTAATACGCAGAATCTTATGAATACTGTTAACTCCGGTATTCAGACCGTTATGGATAAGATCTGTGCCCTTGAACTTGCCGGTAAGGATCAGCAGATTGCTGCTCTTACTGCACAGCTCAATGATGCTAATCGTCGTGCTTCTCAGAACGAGCAGACTGCTCAGATTTTGGCTGGTCAGCGAGCCCTTGCGAATGAAGTAGAGCAGTATGTGCTGCCTACTCCTCGTCCTGCTTATATTGTGCAGAATCCCAATTGCTGTGCCCAGAATACGGGTTGCGGTTGCGGTTTAGCGGCATAAGGAGGCGAGTGTAATGGCCGAATGGACTAGCGTGGCCCGACAAGTGGTCAACCCTGGTGAGGCCATTGTCTTCACCGAAAACGCGATTCCTTGCCCTTATGGTCTAGTTCTTCATCGTGAAGATAGCGGTGCTTTTCTTACGAAAGGTATCGCTATGAAGCCTCAGCCTCGTAGATGTTGCTGCATGAATCCTCCGGTTGTAAACTATCAAGTTTCTTTCGGAGCTAATGTAGCGGTGCCTGAAGGCGAGACTGTCGGACCGATTACGGTGGCTATCGCGATTGATGGGAATTCTCTTCTTGGTACTGAGATGGAGGTTACTCCTGCGGCTGTTGAGGAATTTACAAACATTTCTCGATGCACACCGGTCGGTATTTGGAAGGGATGCTGCCAGACGATTAGTGTTAGAAACACGAGCTCGATTCCGATTACTGTTGAAAATGCAAATATTGGGATTGTGCAGTGAGGAGGTAAGTTCAAAATGGAAATCGATTATGAGTCTATGAAGAAGCTTAAAGGTACTGTTGAAAAGTGCCTTGGGGAGCTGGCTAATAAGACTGACCTTACTCCTGCCGAGACCAAGGCTGCTCTTGACGGTATGGAGTTACGCGAGATGCTGAAATGCGAGATTGAAGATTGTAAGATGAAAGAGGACAAAGAGTATTCTGAACGAGGATATTCTGGTCATGGTACTCCGTATAGGCAGTATCATATTACGTCTTACGGTATGCCGTTTCGTATGACAAATGCTATGCCTCAGAATGTCTCCATGAGCGATGGTTACTCTGGAGATTATGGGGTACAAGGATGGTATCGTAGCAATGATGGGCGTGATTATTCCGAGCGTCGTGGTTACAGTCGTCATAGCATTGGTGATCGCGTAGTTGAGAAACTTGAGCGCATGATGGATACCACTGCTTCTGACTATGAACGCGAAGAGCTTCATAAGTTCATTAGAATGATTCGTCAGAACGCTGATTAAGTTTCTTAGTTGTTTATAAGGGAGGGCCTCTGAGTGTTCAGGGGCTCTCTTTTAAACTAATGGATAAGTGGAGGGTTCAGACAAAATGGCTGAATTTGAAACAATAAATCTGACCCATCACGATTTTAAGGGTCAAGGGGACGTCCTTATTTCGGAACTTCCGGATGGGGACTACCTCGAGCATTATCAGATTAAAGGCGCTAAACACGGCATTCGACGCTTCCAGAATTTTGATGGCTCCTTAACTCCTGCTGGCCGCGAACGTTATGGTGTTGGTCCGGCTAGAGATAGTGTTAAAACTGAAGGAACTGTTGATAAATCGAAATCCGGGAGCTCTAAGAGTAAATCTAAGAAATCCGGTTCTTCGCTTAAAAAGTATGCAGAAAAACGTAAGTTTGAAAAAGCGAAGAAAGAAGAAGCTAAACGCATTGAAGATCGTGAAGGTCTGAAGGCATATCTTAGAAGTCATCCGAAGCAGCTTCCGAAGTATAGCAAAGCACTTACTAAAGAAGAAGCTGACGAAATTATTAGCAACATTGAGTTCGATCGTAGACTTAAAGACGTTCGCGATGCCGAAGTAAGACGTGGTTTGAATAAAGTTCAAACGGTAACTAATACAATGCAAACAATTGGCAATTTCTACACTGCTGGTAAAAATCTTTATAACAGCTATGTCGAAATTAATAATGCATTGCTTGACGCTGGCGTTATTAAAGGCTCTAGAAAAACAAGGCTTGGTGATAAGCCCGAAGATCTTACGAAGAAAGCTCATGAAAAAGCGCTTGATGCTTACTTACGTGCTCATTCTTCTTCTGATTTCTATAAGGAACGTAGTAAGTGGTCGACAGAAGACGCAAAGAAGGCAAAAGATTATTATAATAATCTTAATGCTTTAGTTAATAGTAATACAGGAAATAAAGATAAAGGTCAAAAAGACGCTGCCATTCAAGAGATTATAGATCGTCTTGAGGACTTGGAAAATAAGTATAACTAAAGGCGGTGCACTATGGAAGATTATTTGATGCATAGCCGTTATTCGCCTAAATATTATGCTAAAGAAGGTAAAGGGCCGGGTGCTAGATATTTTTACTCAGCTCGTGAATATCAAATCTGGAAACAAAATCAAGCAAGAGGTTTGTCTTCTGCTGAACAAAGAAATGAACAGTTCAAGCAAGGCGAATCAAGACAAAGAAAAGAACGTGCTCGACAAGAGCAAATGCGTAAAAACCGTATCGCTGAAAATGCTGAACATGATGCATATCTCGAACAGCAGAGAAAAGAACGCGCTCGACAAGAGCAAATGCGGCAAAATAGAATTGCTGAAAATGCTGAGCACGATGCATATAACGAACAAAGACGCCGGGCTAGAGAAGCTGGAACATTGGAGCCGAGAGAAAGTACTCAACCAATTAAGACGAATCTCTTTCAGTTTTTAACGGGTGCTGAAGCGAGTAAAGGTTTGATATCTGCAAAGCGTGAAATGAAAAGAAATGCTAAAGATATCAAAAGCGCTGAGAAAAAGATTGTTAAATTGGAAGATACTTTGGCCAAAATGAAGATGCACCGTAAAACTCGAACGCCTCGTTATGCGAAGCTTGAAGCTGAATTACTTAAGCAACAGACGACTCTTGAAGAGAAACAAAAAGTATCACAGCCTTTGATCGCTAAATTTAATGCTGCTATGAATTATTATACTAAAGCTACTTTGCCTGGTATGTTATCAAGCGATCTTAAAATTGGCTCAAAGAAGGTTAGTGATATTTTGGCAAAATCTGGCAACAGTCTTTTGTCTTCTCTTAATCCGACAATTGTATTAAAGAAACGAAGTAAAGGATAATCATTATGGCGTTATCGAATACTGCTGTACCTAAATATTACGGCGCATTTCGAGACGCCGTATTAAGAGGCGAAATACCGGTTAATCGTGAGGTCTCTATGCAGATGACCTTAATCGATAACCTAATTGCCGATCCTCGATTTTACTATGATGATACCGTTTTGGAAGGTTGGATCAACTTCTGTGAAAGCGAACTGACTTTGACAGACGGTGGAGATCTGGTTTTATTAGATTCCTTTAAACTTTGGGCTGAAGATATTTATTGCTGGTTTTACTTTGTTGAACGGAGTGTATGGGTTCCTAACAGTCAAGGTAGTGGTGGGCACTTTGAAATTCGTAAGATAAAAAAGCGTCTTAGAAACAAACAATATCTGATTGTAGGTCGTGGCGCTGCGAAGTCTGTTTATTGTACTTGCGTTCAGGCAGATGGGCTGATACTTGACGAAGAAGCCACTGATCAGATTGTAACGGCGCCTACCATTCGACAGTCTGAAGAAACATTGCTTCCGCTGAAGATTGCAATTGCTCGTGCTAAAGGACCGGTCCTTAAATTTATGACGGAAGGTTCTTTGCAGAATACGACTGGTAGTAAGGCTGATCGTGTTAAGATTGCCCCTACGAAAAAAGGAATTGAGAATTTTATTACTAATTCAATTCTTGAAAGTCGTCCAATGCGAATCGATAAGCTTCAAGGTGCTAGATGCAAATATGCCACTGTTGACGAATGGCTTTCTGGCGACGTTAAAGAAGATGTTGTCGGCGCTCTTGAACAAGGCGCAGCTAAGGTTGATGATTGGCTGATTGTTGCAACCAGCTCTGAAGGAACGGTTCGTAATGGACCTGGTGACACAATCAAAATGGAACTTATGGAAATCCTAAAAGGGGATTACTATAATCCGCATGTGTCGATCTGGTGGTATAAGCTAGATGACATCAAGGAACTTAATAATCCTTCAATGTGGGTTAAAGCTAATCCGAATTTAGGCGCTACTGTAAGTTACGAAACGTACAAAGTTGAACTTGAGCGTGCTGAAAAGAATCCAGCTGTTCGCAATGATATTTTGGCAAAAAGATTCGGCATTCCTATGGAGGGCTATACTTACTTCTTCACTTACGAAGAAACCAAACCGCATCGTCGTCAATACTTTGATGGCATGATGTGCTCTCTTGGAGCTGACCTTTCTCAGGGTGATGACTTTTGTGCGTTTACTTTTCTGTTTCCAATGCCTGGACGTGGTTTTGGTGTAAAAGCGAGAAGCTATATTACATCATATACCTTCCAGAAATTACCAAGAGCATTAAGAGCCGAATATGAGAAGTTTATTCGAGAAGAAAGTTTAGTAATTCTCGAATCTACAGTTCTTGATCTCGGTGAAGTTTATGAAGATCTCTACAAGTTTATAGACACAAAACATTATAATGTCCAATGTCTTGGCTATGACCCATATAATGCTCCTGTATTTATTAATCGTTGGGAAATCGACAATGGACCTTATGGAATTGAAAAAGTTCCTCAGGGTGTAAAAACTGAATCCGTACCTCTTGGTGAAATAAAGATTCTTGCTGAACGGCGTGAACTATTCTTTGATGAACAGATTATGTCGTTCTGCATGGGTAACTGTATTACGCAGGAAGATACAAATGGTAACCGCAAGTTACTGAAAAAGCGCCGTCAGGAAAAGATCGATAATGTATCGGCTCTGATGGATGCTTACGTTGCTTATAAAGCAAATAAGGATATGTTTGAATAACTTTCGGAGGTCTAACTCCAATGACAGTTTCAAAAATTGTCGAAATGATCGGGGCAAAAAGCGGAGAACTCTCTTTTTGGGGAGTTCTTATTCTTTTACTAAGCATTGGAGTTGAGATAACCCCGATCAAATGGAATCCGTGGAGTACTTTCCTTAGTTGGATTGGCTCCAGATTAAATTCTCATCTCAATGCTAAACTTGTCGAGATTGAAGGTAAAGTCGATAAACTTGGGGATGATCTCGATAAACATATTAGTGAATCAGCAGCGAAAGAGATTAAAGATACTAGACGGGATATTCTTGAGTTTTGTAATTCTTGTATGAATGGTCGTCGACATACTAAAGAGCAATTTGAATTTGTTATTAAGCAATGCGATGACTATGAATCTTATATAAGGACACATGAGATTAAGAATGGCGTAGTTGATGCCGCAATGACAGAAATCCGTCGTTTGAATCTTAAGTGTATACAAGAAAATTCTTATTTGAAAGAGGGAAAGGATTATGAAAACGACACTTGACTGGTTTAAAGCCGCAATGATTCGTATGATTAAGACTGCCGCTCAGACAGCCCTCAGTCTTATGACAATCGGTCAAATGGTAAGCGATATTGATTGGAAAACCGTTCTTTCGGTTTCTCTGGTTGCTGCCGTATATTCTCTTCTGACTAGCATTGTGACCGGGCTTCCCGAAGTGGGCAGCGATGGAACTGTTCAGATTGGAGCTTCTGGTGATATTTCCGGTATTGACATCGATCTTACCGGCGAAGCTATTGCTAAGAAGAAACTCGTTAAGCTGAAAGTAAATGAGCTTGAAGAGACTAATACTAGTACTTACGAAGGTAAGCACTAAACATAAGTGAGGTACATGCAATGAACAATTCTAATTATTATGTAGCCGTTGACGAGAATGGCCAGCCCTACATTGCTCACGCTCTGTTTCGGTCTAGCGCGAGTTCTGACGGCGGCGGTAGAGGCAAACGCGGCGGCAAGTATTTGATGAAAGTCGACAATTGGTTCAAAAATGGTAAGGCTGCATACGCCTATACTCAGGCTCAGGTTCGGTGGCTCATGGGCCAGGGCAGACAAAAGGCTAAGAATGCAATTGATAAGGCGACTGGCGTTTCTGCCCGGAATAAGCGCGATAAATTAGCTACTGCGTATAGAAATGCTCAGCTGCAGACTCAAGGGGTTGCTAAAAATAATCCGACGAGCAGAGCAACGAAGTCTGCACTTCAAAACGAACTTCAACGGGCTAATGAGGAGTATGGAAAGACTTTCTTAGGTCGTGTCGAGCATTTTATAGCTGCGTCTAAGGTTCGTAATCAGATTTTTAAAGATAATGCAAAGAAAACGCTTGCTAGCATTCGTGAGACCATGAGTGATAAGATGAAATATGGTAAAGCTAAAGCTACCGTCGAAACTCGGGCTGCTGCCTATCATCTTAAGAAGCATGCTAATGACACTTTGGCTAATGTTCGTGATATTCTTAGCAAAGCTGAATCTCAGGCGAATTTTAGAGGCAAACAGATTGCTACTCGTGCAGGCGTCGCCGAACGTGAACTTAATAAAGCTGCAAATAACGTAAAGACTGGTGCCGTTAATACCGCAAATAATATTAAGTCTCAGGCGAATTTTAGAGGCAAACAGATTGCTACTCGTGCAGGCGTCGCCGAACGTGAACTTAATAAAGCTGCAAATAACGTAAAGACTGGTGCCGTTAATACCGCAAATAATATTAAGACACGTGCAAATGAAATTATTAAGAACGCTACCAAGGGTGGAAATATTAAAGAGCAACGCGATGCACTTCTGTCTGCATATAATCAGGCGAAAGCTGGTAAGCATCCCGATGATCGGGCTTTGGCCGCTGCTCTTCAGAAAGAACTTAATCGTGTAAATAAAGAATACGAGAAGACTTGGAAATATCAGGCTGAGATGGGAAAGAAAAAGCTTGAGACTCGTGCTAAGTCTGTTTTCTAAGAAACAAGAATCCTAATTGACAGAGGTGATTCCATTGCCCACATTTGGTGAGCGTATACAAAAGGCTTGGAATGCCTTTCGAAATAAAGATCCCACGATAAAACCTCACGATAATTTGTTTAGTTATGGTTCTGCTTCGATGTATCGTCCCGATCGTCGGAGACCCTCTAGTGGTAGTGAACGTTCAATTATCGCTCCAATTCTAAACCGCATCGCAGTTGATGCAGCAGCCGTTGATATTCGACATGTTCAGCTTGACGATCAGAAACGTTATAAAGAAGACATCAATGATGAACTAAATGACATTCTTACACTTGAAGCAAATTTGGACCAATCTTCTAGAGAGTTTAAACAAGATATTTATGCTTCTCTTTTGGATGAGGGCTATATTGCTATTTGTCCTATTGTTGCTGACATTAACTTTGATACACTTGCTGTTAATAGAGTTCAGTCAGCTCGTGTTGGTAAGATTACAGCTTGGTATCCTAAGGAAATCGACGTTGAATTGTATAACGAAGACACTGGTCGAAAAGAAACGCTTCGTATGCCTAAACGGATCTGCGTAATTCTTCAGAATCCATTTTATGACATCATGAATGCTCCGAACTCACTTATGGTTCGTCTAAGAAAGAAGCTTGCTTTACTTGATCAGATTGATGATAAGACGGCTTCTGGTAAGCTTGACATGATCATTCAACTTCCTTATGCGACGCGACATGAGACCCAAAAGGAAAGAGCTGAACAGCGTAGACATGATCTTGAAGTTCAGCTTGCTGGTTCTCGTTACGGTATCGGTTACATTGATGCTTCTGAAAAAGTTATTCAGTTAGGAAGACCTCTGGATAATAATCTTCAAGCGCAGATCGATTCACTAACTAAGCAGCTTCATGATCAGCTTGGTGTTAGTCCTGAGATTCTCAATGGTAATGCTAATGAAATGTCGAAATTGAACTATAACAACAATATTATTGAACCTATCGTGTCAACTTTAACTGAAGGTATTACACGTAAATGGTTAACTAAAACTGCGCGGTCACGTGGGCATGCAATCCTATCGATCCATAATCCATTCCGTCTTGTTCCTGTTGGAGAAGTTGCTGAGTTGGGCGATAAGCTAATTCGCAATGAGATCCTTACTCCGAACGAGATGCGTGGAATTCTTGGATTTAAGCCTTCTGAGCAAGAGGGCGCCGATGCTTTGCGTAATCCCAATATGCCTACGCAGATGGATCCTATGGCCGGTGAAGAAGATTATGACGAAGATGAAGCCGGTGACTATTATTTCGTAAACAATGAAGAACTTCCGGAAGATAATGTGGCGGAAGATACATATGACGACGCCGAACAAAATCAAAATGGAAGTTAGATTCATTAGACGACAGGAGGTCGCGAATAATGGCGGTTAAGACCAACATTCCCGAAAAGTATAAGGGATGCGATTTCTGCGGCTGGGCTACTCGAAATGATCTTCGATGCAGTGACGGCCGCACTATTAGGCGTGATGCATTTGCTCATCAGGATGGGGCGAAAGTTCCTCTTGTGTGGAGCCATAATCACGAAAGCCCTGAGGCAGTTCTCGGACATGGTTATCTTGAGAATCGTCCTGAGGGCGTTTTCTTTTATGGATATTTCAATCAAAGCGAAGACGCTCAGCGTGCCAAATTAGAAGTTGAGCATGGCGATATTACTTCACTTTCCATTTGGGCAAATCAGCTCAAACAGAAAGCTGGTGATGTTCTTCATGGCTCAATCAAAGAAGTAAGTCTTGTGCTTGCTGGGGCTAATATGGGCGCTCAGATTACCAATCCTGTAATCGTGCACGGCGACGACGCAGAAACTTTGATGGATGAAGCCTACATCTACGTTGGCAAGGAATATGGTCTTGAGCTAGTACATGCAGATGTGGATGAGGATGGAGGAAATAATATGGACAAAGAAGTTAATGGAGGTAACGAAATGGACGGCGAAAAGACTGTTCAGGATGTTCTTGACACTATGGATGAAGATCAGCTGAAGGTTGTTTCTTATCTGGTTGCTCAGGCTGCTGCTGGCGATGACGATGACGATGAGGAAATCGAGCACGATGGGCTTGGCGAAGATGCGACGGTTCAGGACGTTCTCGACACCATGAACGATGACCAGCTGGCGGTCATGAATTATCTTATTGAGTCTGCGGTCGAGGAGACTGCTGGCGAAGTTGAGCATTATGATTTTGGAGGAGATAATATGAACTTTAATGCTTTTGAGGGCGGTATGCCCATGCAGGACGATTCTTTCCTGTCCCACAGCGATGAAATGGACATTATTGCTAGCGCGAAGAAGTATGGCAAACTGAGCGACGCTCTGGCGGCTTATGCTGAGGAGAACGAGCTGGCTCACGACGATCTGGCTCCTGTTAGTGGTGCCACTTCTTATCCCGTCGAGGGTACTCCGGCCCAGGTTGAGGGCTTCTTCCCTGAGTATCATGACGTTTATCCCGGTGCCCCTCAGCTGGTTGTCAATGATCAGGCTTGGGTTCGTGCTGTTCTTAATAAGGTTCATAAGAGCCCCTTTAGCCGTATCCGTACCAGCTATGTTGATATTCGCGATATCGAAGCTCTGCGTGCTCGTGGCTATCTGAAGGGCAAGGAGAAGCTGCTTGCTGGTAACTACACTGTGGCTAAGCGTGTGACTGATCCTCAGACCGTGTACGTGAAGTCTGCTCTGAACCATGACGACGTTGTCGATATTACCGACTTCGACTATGTCGATTATCAGTATAAGATTGATCGTATGGAGCTTGAGCGCGAGCTTGCTCAGGCTATCCTGATCGGTGACGGCCGTGACGATGCTGCTCAGGATAAGATCAACCCCGAGCACATTCGTCCCATTTGGGAAGACAACGATATCTACACTATTCACAAGGCTCTGGACCTGTCCGGCGTGAATGGTGATTACTCCGGCAACTTTGGCGATAGCTACAAGTATGCTCAGGCTACTGAGGCTGCTATTCTGGATGCCAAGATTGACTTCAAGGGCACCGGCACTCCCGATATGTTCTGCACTCAGGCCTTCTTCAATAAGATGATGCTGGCGAAGGATCTGAACGGTCGTCGTCTGTATGCTAATAAGGGTGAGCTGACCAGCGCTTTGGATGTTGGCGGTGTTTATAGCGTTCCTGAGTTTGCTAATAAGACTCGTACTGCTAACAGTAAGACTTATCGTCTGCTGGCTATTATCGGAAACCTGGCTGACTATGCTCTTGGACAGACTAAGGGCGGCGAGATCATCCATCGTACCCAGTTCGACATCGATTTCAACCAGGAGAAGAGCCTGCTTGAGACTCGCGTGTCCGGTGCTACCACTCGTCTGTATTCCTTTATCGTTATTGAGGAAGAGGTTGCTTCTAATCCTGCTGGCGACAAGGGTTAATTAAAATCAAAATGGAAGAGAAGTGATTAAATGGCACGCTATTATGGACGTATAGGTTTCCTTAAAGATGAAGTCGAATCTGAAGATCGGCCTAGTCGTTATGTTCCTCAGATGGAAGAGCGATTTTATACTGGGAAACTTGTAAAAAATTATGCTCGCCAACAGAGCGCTGATAAGAGCGTCGACGATGTGGACTTAGGAAATGATATTTCTATCGTAGCGGATGAATATGCTATGAACAACTTCTCTTCCATGAAGTATGTGGAATTCATGGGTACATTATGGGAAGTTAAGAGTGTGTCTGTTGAACGTCCACGACTGAGAATTTCGTTTGGAGGTGTCTATCATGGACCGACGCCTGAAGCTTGATGAAGAGCTTCGCGAAATTCAAGAGACAGAACTTGGCTATCAACATACTTATTTTGAGCCACCAGAAAGCGTTCGAATAAAGTATGACGCCGTGGTCTATCAGAAAACGGATATGAATGTCAAGAGAGCTAACAATCGAAGTTATAACATTCGTGATGGATATTTTGTGACTGTTATTAGTCATGATCCAGAAACAACTGTACCTAGAGCTATTCAGGAGCACTTCGAGCGTTGCTCTCCTGGACGTCCGTTTGTCCGTGATAATCTTCATCATTTTCCTTTTACAATCTTCTACTAATCTAAGGAGGAAATACCCATGGCTGCACTGACTTGGGATGCCGTCGGCGAACGGCTTTATGAAACTGGTACTAAAAAGGGTGTTCTTTATGTTCAGAATGCTGATGGTACCTATGGCAACGGTGTTGCTTGGAACGGCCTGACCGGTTTCAATGAGGAACCTGATGGTGGCGACGCCAATGATATTTGGGCGGATGACATCAAGTATCTGTCCATTCGTTCTCGTGAGAATTTTAAGGCTACTATTACGGCCTATACTTATCCTGATGAATTTGCTGAGTGCGACGGCTCTGCGATTGAAGCTGGCGGTGTGTTTATTGGGCAGCAGGCTCGTAAGTCCTTTGGTTTCTCTTGCGTTACTACTCTTGGCAATGATACTCAGTTCGAGGATCATGGCTATAAGATCCATCTGGTGTATGGCTGCTCCGCTGCTCCGTCTTCTAAGGATTATCAGACCATTAACGATAGCCCCGAGGCGATTGAGTTTAGCTGGGAAGTTGATACCATTCCTGTGAATGTCACTGGCCACAAGCCTACTGCTCATATTGTGATCGATTCTACCAAGTTTACGGAACAACAGCAGAAAGGCTATCTTACGAAACTTGAGACTATGCTGTATGGCGGTGATAATAAGGAGCCTACGCTTCCCGATCCCGACACTGTTATTGGCATTCTTAATGGTACTATCACTAACTAATAATTTATATTTCAAGAGGCTCTCACTAATCTGAGAGCCTCTCTTTTTTGTTTATTGAAAGGAGAATTCTAAAATGCTTAAGAAGACTATTACTTTTACGAATTTTGATGGGCAAACTGAAACTGTTGATGCATATTTCAACCTCACGAAAACTGAGTGTGTTGATCTGAACCTTGAGTATGAAGAGGATGGCGGCTTGATCGGTCGCATCAAGAAGCTCATGGTCGAAAAAGAAGATGGTGAGATGCCTAAGAAGCCTGCTGTCGATTTTGTTAAGCTGTTGATCGACAAGGCCTATGGTGTTCGTCCGAAAGACGATCCGTCTCTTTTCTTGAAGGAAGATGATAACGGCAAGCCTCTGTATAAGCGTTTTAAGCAGACTGCTGCTTATGATGCGTATGTCTATGGGCTGCTTTCCGGTGATGAATCTCTTGAGGAGTTTGCCGAGAATGTTCTTCCGTCGATTAATGCTCAGCAGAAAGCTGAAGCCGCTAAAATGCTTGAAAGTGAAGGCCTTGGAAATCTGATTCATGAGGTCTGATGACGTGTGCCGTTAACAATTAATGTTAAGCAAAAGGAATTTTATGATCCAAAAGCAAATCGATTCATTACTGTAAAAGCTCAGAAATTGGTATTGGAACATTCCCTTTTGAGTATTTCAAAATGGGAAATGAAATGGCATAAAGCTTATTTGTCAAAAGAAGTAAAAACTGAAGAAGAGAATCTCGATTATATTCGCTGCATGTGTATTATCGAGCCTTCTGATCCAAATGTATTTTACGCTCTCACTTACGAAAATGTTAAAGCAATTTCTGATTATATTTCTGATCCTATGACTGCAACTACATTTTCTAAAAAAGACAAACGCCCATCTCGAGAGATTATTACAAATGAATTAATTTATTTTTGGATGTCGAGTTTCGGAATTCCTTTTGATCCATGCCAGAAATGGCATTTAAATCGTTTATTAACTTTGATTGAGGTTGCTTCAATTAAGAATCAGCCGCCTAAGAAAATGGGCAAGAAAGATATTTTGAAGCAGAATGCGGCATTAAATGCTCAGCGCAGAGCAAAATATGGCACTAAAGGATGACTAAAAAGAGGAGACTTTTATGATTCGTTGTACGGTAAAAGGAGATTTCAAGAAGACTAGAACTTTTCTTAAGCGTATACAGAAAACGGATCTTGGAAGTCTCCTCAAACGATATGCAGAAGAAGGCGTAAAGGCGCTATCATCTGCCACACCTGTTGTTACAGGAAAAACTGCTGCTTCTTGGGATTATGAGATCGTTGAGGAGCGAAATTGTATTAGCATTTATTGGACAAACTCCAACGTTAACGATGGAGTAAATATTGCTGTGATTTTGGACTATGGTCACGGCACTGGCTGGGGCAGTTATGTACAAGGAAGACATTATATTTCCCCAGCTATTCAACCGATTTTTGATGAAATAGCCGATGCTGCTTGGAAGGAGGTCATGAAGAACTAATGCCTACTACTACAACTGTTGATGAACGCATTGTAGAAATGCGAATAGATCACGATAAGTTTGAGGCTGGTGCTAAAAAAACTATCAGTATCTTAGAAAAGCTTGATAATAGCCTTAGTTCTCTTGGAAAAAACAATTCCGATGGCTTAGATCAAATTACCGGTTCGCTTGATAAAGTAACAAATAAATTCTCTGTGATGGGAACAATTGGCGACCAGGTAATTCGTAATCTTACAAGCAAAACTATGGAATTGGTTTCCCAGATGACCAGACTTGGCAGAGAGCTTACTATCGAACAAGTTGGTGCTGGATGGAGCAAATATGCTGATAAAACCAGTGCTGTTCAGACCATCATGGCCGCTACTGCAAAAGATTTCGAAGATCAAGCTAAACAAATGGAAGTCGTAAATGCCCAGCTTGAGAAATTAAACTGGTTTACCGACGAAACTTCTTACAACTTCCTCGATATGGTTGGTAATATCGGTAAATTTACTGCCAACGGACGTAATCTTGAAGAATCAGTAACGGCCATGCAGGGTATTGCGAACTGGGCTGCTATTTCCGGCGGTCGAGTGCAGCAAGCCAGTCAAGCTATGTATAACTTGTCGCAGGCTCTTGGCGTTGGCGCAGTTACCCAGATGGACTGGAAGTCTATCGAAAATGCCAACATGGCAACCTATGAATTCAAGCAGCAAGTTATTGAAACTGCTGAAGAAATGGACAATCTCGTCAAAGTTGGTGAGGGTATTTGGCAAATTGCAGACGGGCTTGAAGGTGCTGGCCATGAAGTAACAGTTGAAAGTTTCCGTGAGAATCTTAGGTATAAATGGTTTGACTCTGATGTGCTGCTGAAGGTTCTGAATACTTACGGTCAATTTGTTGACGTATTAAAAGATGTATCTGATGCTACAGAGCATACAGCAACTGAAATCCTTCAACAAATCGACTCTTATGAAAAAACAGGACAAGCTGCCGAATGGATTCTTCCATATATCGATGAATTAACGAAATCTGAATATGATCTTGGTCGTAGATCTTTCCAGGCTGCTCAGGAAGCTAAGACTTTTGCCGAAGCTATCGATGCCACTAAGGATGCAGTAAGTACTAAGTGGATGGATATTTTCGAGACCATGTTTGGTGACTATATGTCTGCCAAAGGGTTTTGGACTCAAGTATCTAACTCACTTTGGGATATTTTTGCTGGTCCTTTGGATAATCTGCTTACTATTGTAGAAAAAGCTTTTGGCGATGGTGGTATTAGTGGCGCTGTTAAAAAAGCACAAGTTTCAATTAGTGACTTTGAAAAAGCTTTTTCTAAAGTTGATAGTAATAAATTGCGCGAGCTTGTTGACGGCTATGGTTCTCTTGAAGAGGCTGTTGCCGCAGGCGCTGTCGATGCTGAAACTTATCAAAAGGTAATCGATAAAACTATTCCAACTCTTACTGATAAATTAAAATCTGCTGGGTATTCACTTAGTGATTTTGAAAGATCGTTTTCTAAGCTCGATAGTTCTAAATTACGCGATCTAACTGATACGTACGGATCTTTAGATGAAGCTATTCGCAAAGGTGCCGTAAGTGCTGATCTTTTCAAACAAATCATTGATGACATGACTGGCTCAGCAACGCAAAGCGAAGCTGCAATTAGTGCCACTGGTGAAGCTGTTATTCATTCGCTTGAAGATATGGTTCAAGTTGCAAATGATGTTTGGGCCGGAGTCTACGGAAACGGTGAAGAGCGTAAACAGCAACTTGAAGAGCTTGGCTATGACTATGAAATGATTCAGTGGATCGTCGGTAATATCAATGCCATGCCTTGGCTTAATAGTGCTGAAGGTGTTGCACAATTAATGGCTGCATTTAGACCTGACTTACTTACAGAAGTTGGTGAAGCGGCAGGACTTACTGAAGAAGAAATAGTTGAACTAGCAGCTTCCATTGGCGATGCTGACGCGCTTTATGCTATTTTAACTGGTGATGTTGTCTTAGCTTCTGAAGCACTTCAAGAAATGTCTGGTAAAGATTATTTTACTGGTGGCCTTTTGAATATTCTCCAGTTCTTTGCCGATCTTGGAGAAGTTGCTAATAATGCATTTAGTATATTACTTGGTGGATCTGACAGCATTAGTGAAAAAATTTATGGGGCGCTGCAGAGATTTTATGAATTTACTGAAGCAATTCAGTTCATTCGTGATGAAAACGGTGAAATTGTAAGTAGCGGTCTGTTTACTGGATTTTCACTCTTAGCGAGCGTCGTTGGAACCGTTACTTCGGTTTTAGGAACTATTTGGCGTATTCTTAAATCTATCGCCAGTCTTGCCTTTAGCGGAGTGATAGCACTCTTTACTGATATTTTCACTATTCTTGATAAAAGTAACATATTAGAAAATCTTGGTTCTGCGATTCTTATGGTCGTTGAAGGAATTGCTTTACCAATTAAATTGATCGTTCATTATCTTGGTCAACTTTTAGGTTTTGGTCGAGATATGATGAAGCAGACCTGGGCTCAGTCTATTACTACTTGGCTTGCTAGAATGAGTGTGAATATTCGCGCAGCCGCCTATCGTTTTAATCAGTTTCTATCGAGTCAGAAAGCTATTGATTGGATTGATAAAAAATATGCAAGTCTTTCTGCTCACTTTGATGAATTTAAAACAAAATTTACGAACGTTTCGAATACATTTAAAACTGGTGGCATTGCAGCAGGTTTTCAGTATATTCATGACGGAATGCAGAATATTCTGAAAGATCATCCTGTGTTACTGTCCGTATTTAATTTTCTTTATGACATTTTAACTTCTATCGGTCGTGCAGCTAAGGCAGCATGGGGAAGTGTTACAGGTTTCTTTAATAAAATTGATTTTTCGTCTTTTACAGCTTTCTTTGACTCGATCAAAATAGCTGATTTTACTAAAATATTTACACCGATTACTACATTTTTCTCGAATTTACATCTCGATTTATCCGGTATTGGAGGAATCTTTGATTCTATCGGCGGATTCTTCTCTACTCTATATATTGGGTTAAGTGGAGATCTTGATACATTTAAAGGTCGCATTACTCAGCTTGTTCAAGCTGCCTGGGATGGTTTTATTAATGCCCTTCAAACAATTCGTGTTAGAGATGTTCTGAAAGCTTTACGTCTTGGCATGGTTGCAAGCGTCATGGGGCGTATTATTAAGGCAATTGATATTTTCAAGCAGGTAGGCGATGAAGTTAAATCAATTCCTGAGTCGTTTAAAGATTTAATGGGTAGTTTAACTAGTGCTGTTAAGTCTTTTACGATGTCGTTTAAGGCAAATATGCTCATAAAAGCAGCTGTAGCAATCGGTATTTTAGCAGCTGCACTTTATGGTTTGTCCAAGATTGAAGATCAAGATAAGCTTACTCATGTCGCTGTTGTCATTGGGCTTTTGATGGTTGTGCTCTTTAAATTAGTTAATGGTTTACGATCTATTAAAGCTTTTGAGAATGGACTTGC